GTTGTGTTTGCTTACTATAAGCTACGCTGCGCAGTCTCTGTGTCGTTTGAGGTTAGCGTCGTAACTCTTGGAATTTTTGAAACCACGATTATTAATAACATTGCAGAAGCGATGACCAAGGCACTTGAGCAGGCAATTATCTCTGGAACCGGCGTTGGCCAGCCCAAGGGCGTACTGGCAGAAACTCCTGAAGCGGGGCAGAACATTACCGTCGAAAAAGCAGATTATGAGACTCTTGTAAGCGCAGAAGCCGCTTTGCCGCTGGCGTACGATAATGGCGCGGTGTGGTGCATGACCAAAAAGACATTTATGGCATTTGTCGGCATGGTGGACGGAAACGGTCAGCCAATCGCCCGTGTAAACTATGGCGTAGCAGGTCGGCCGGAAAGATCTCTCCTTGGAAGGACCGTTGTTTTAAACGACTATATGCCGAGCTTGGGAGCTGCTGGCGGATCTGTCGTGGCATTTTTGTTTAACTTTAGCGATTATTTGTTGAACATGAACTATAACATGACCGTAAAGAGATACGAAGATAACGACACTGACGATCAGGTAACTAAGGCAATCCTGCTGGCAGACGGTAAAGTGATCGACAAGAACAGCTTGGTAACTCTGACGCAGAAAACAGCTTAAACAATAGGGGGTGGTGCGAATGCTTACCGACGATGTGCGTAACGCAATAAGGGCGGATCCGGATCCCGATTTAGACATAGAGATAGAAGATCTAATTGGAGCGGCAAAAGCGGACCTCGAATTGAGTGGGGTTAATAAAGATAAAATTAAAGACGACGATCCTCTGATCAAGCGGGCCATTGTAGTTTACTGCAAGGCCCATTTTGGCTATGAGGATCCCAATTTGTCTGATAGATTTGCCGAAAGTTACGAGAGCCTTAAGTACCACCTCACCTTATCTAATGAGTATGGTGATTGGCATGACTGATCGTAGGCAGAGGATACAGTTTTTAAAACGCACAAAAGAGCATGACAAATACGGGGAGCCATTGGACATATGGGAGACGGTTAAAACAGTGTGGGCAAGTAAGGAACCAATACTCGGTAACGAGTACTTCGCAGCCTTAACGACAAATACGAAAGTGGAAGTTAAGTTTAACTGCCGATATACTCCCGGAATCACTAACGATATGCGAATTAAACACGGTAATGAAGTATATGAAATCCTGTCTGCTATCAATGTTAAGACGTTAAATCGTGATCTTTTATGCTATTGCAGGCTGGTGGACGAATGAGCGTATATCTTAGGGTAGAAGGCATGAATAAACTCGTGAAAAGCCTTGAGGAACTAGGGAAAGTCCCGCAGAAATACGTGACATCCGCATCCCGAAAGGCTATGACTGCTGTTAAAAATCAATCTAAAGAAAAGGCACCATATGAAACCGGGAACTTACGGCAAGGCATCATCGTCAAGGGCGAAAAATCGCACGACAAGGGGAAGAAAGTCTACCGTATAATCTTTGACCCCCGGATGAATGATATTTTTCAAAAAAAGAGCGGTAAATACGGCGAGGTCAAAGGCTACTACCCTGTATCCCAGGAGTATGGCTTTTTTTCCAGAGCAGGAAATTATATCCCAGGATTTAGATTTGTGCACAAAAGCTTTGACAGCAGCCTATATGACATCGAATCTACCATAATAGGCACAATGCAGACCAAAATCGACGCAGAAATCAGGAAGGCGGGGCTTAAGTAATGGAAGCAGCATTAATAGCTGAACTTATCCGCAAGATACCGGAATTGGAAGACAACATTTACCCTACGAATGCACCAGAAGAGTCTAAAAAGCCCTACCTTGTATACGCCAATCTTGACGGAGACCCGGATAAAACGCTGGGCGGGTTCGGCGATGGCGGGAGCTACGATTATATGTTTAGCTGCATGGCAAAACGATACGAGGACGCAAAGACTCTTACTGATAAAGCAACGGATTTTTTAATGTCCCTCCCCAAGCACAGGATATCAACCGTGACACCGGACAGGGCTTTAGCTCCGTACAACAGAGCAAAAGAAATTTACGAGTCTGATAAATCAGACGAAGAAAGTGTATTTGTGCAGGATATTGTGATCAATAAAATTGCTAAAACATGGGAACCAGAGTTAAAAGTAAACAGAGGGATTATAGACTTTACAATCTATATATAAAGAGAGGATGAAATAAATGGCAAAAGGGAATGTAACCCGTGCAGTGGGAACAGCCATTAAAAAAGGCGAAAATACCATCGGGAATCTAACGTCCATTGGTGGAATTGAAATCACTGCTGACAGCATGGACGTCACTACTCTTGACTCAGACGGCGGGTATAAAGAGTCAATCGGCACCTTTAAGGATGGCGGAGAAGTGCCACTGGAAGGGTTTTTTGTGGCCGGCGATACAGGGCAGATGGCTTTACAGCAGTCCATCGATGGTGGGCGGGCAGAGGAGTATGAAATTACGTTTCCGACGACTCCTGCTACGAGCTGGAAATTTAGTGGCGTTGTTACAAGCTTTAAAGTTGGAGACGTTGAACTTGATGGAGCCGTAAACTTTGGAGCAACTATTAAGGTATCTGGCAAGCCTACACTTACAACCGGCGGGGGAGCGTAACTTATGGACAACACTAAGATGTGGCTGCATCAACTAATAGAGGAAGGCCAGTTGCTATCTATTAATGTAGACACAGTAACGATTCCAGGCAGTGATCCAGAAATGCATTTAAATATTGTTTTAACACCGGCAGAAGAAAAAGAACCGGAAGACGAATATCAAACGCTTTAAGGAGGGCAAATATGAAAGTACCTATTCAGCTTGACAAACCGCGAAGCTTTAAATTTAGTATGAGGGTTATCAGCAACATTGAAGAAAAGTTTGGAAAGTCCCTGATGGAAATACCGGGAATGAATAATGGGCAACTGACAATGAAGGATTATGCAATTGTAATGTGTGAAGGCTTGAAGCACGAAGACCCAGAGCTTACCCCCGAAAAGGTTATGGATCTGGTAGACGAATACTCTGATATCATGACCGTATCAGAGGCCATGTGGCAAGCCTTAAATGGAGTACTGGTGGGAAATAAGAGCCCAAAAAACGCGGGAAAGCCGGAAAAGAAGTAAAAGCAGCAACGTTTACTCTCCGTGGTGCATGGGAGCAAGCAGCGTATATAGGCATCCCAATTAGTGATTTTTGGGAAATGACGATGGAGGATCTTAATATCGCTGTAAAGGCGTATAAGGACAGGGAAACAAAAGAGCAGCAAGAACAGATATACCAGGCTTATTTGATATCTAGATGGGTATGGCAAAAAGAGATTAATATTAAAAAAATCCTAAGAGACATGGAAGAGCCGGGCAACGAGCCTATGACGGACGAGCAAATGCTGGCGAAAGTTAAAACGTTAAACACCATGTTAGGTGGAGAAAAGGCTTGCAAATCCTAGCAACATATGGTAATGTAAAGATAAATATAGCTAGGGGGCGTAGGCATGGGATTATACGGATCTCCGGAGTTATTACCTGACGAAAACGAGTATAGACGTGAGCATAAACAAAAGCATGTGCCAAAGTGGCCTTGGATAATAGCAGCGATCTTTATAGCGGGCTTCGCATTAAACAAGATGGATTTTAGCAAAGCAAATGTGCCAAATGTTGGAAACGCACAGAACGCGATATCTGTAGGCACCAGGAAAAACCCGGCTACAGTAAATCAATCGGTACAGGCAGATATACAAGATCAATCTGGTAATGCTTACCGGATGGAAGTTACGCTGATAGACTTTCGGCGGGGCGAAGAAGCTGAGAAGATTTTAACCGCCTGGCACAGCGCAGGAGATCCGGGAGAGGGTAAGGAACACGGATTGGCGAAATTTAAGGTTAAGTACTTGGAAGATAAAAACAATAAAGATACTCCTTTAACTCTCTCTGGATCAAGCTTTTTGTATTCCACCGAAAATTATAACGTATCCAACCTAACGTGGGATGTGCCTGGCATGGACCCGGCAATGACCGGCCAGCTGTATGCAGGAGCCGATCATCAAGGCTGGGTATGTTACAGCTTGGAAAAGTCCGATACAGCGCCGAAAGTAGTTTTTGCACAGAGCGTGTGGTTTGACTTAACAAAATAGCATTCATGGAGCGCCGCTTAAGGCGCTTTTTTATTAGGCACTGGTTTTAGCCGGTGCTTTTTCCGTGCCAAAAAAGGCAGGTGAAAAAATGGCAGGATCCAATTTTATTGTTAGAGGTGGAGGGGATTTTTCCCAGATTAGTAGAGGACTGAAAGATACCCAAAGCCAACTGAAAAATTTTAAAGGTGAAGTAGAAAAAGCCTCCCACGGCATAAGCCAAACTTTGGGAGGAGTAGTGGACGGACTGGGGCTTAGCTTTATCAAGCTCGGAAAGGTAGCCGCGGCGGCAGCAG